CATCCAGTTCGGTGACCGCTTTACGAAACACGTGGCGTAAAATCAACCAGCAAGCAATGAAACTTCAAACCGCCTTGCACACAAAATTCAGGACACTCCCGGTTCTTTTCAATACCAGCCTTCTTCAGCCACAAGGCTATCCGGTTGGCAATCTGCCGCTGGCAAAGACGTGTTCCTCTATTGGAAAGAAACAGTGGGCTGCATTGTACTGTGCTTTGCCGGGATCGTTCTTTCAGATACCTTTTCAGTAATATGCGGAGGTCGGTTTTTATGAACTTGACCTGCACCACATTCCCCTTGGCTCTGACTCTCAGATGCTTGGCATCGAGGTCAATATCATCCGTGTCCAGAGATTCCAGCTCACCGATACGGATGCCGGTTCCGAGCAGGACTTCGATCATTACCCGATCCCTCATGTCTGAAAACCCCACGCGACTTTTCACCTCTTTCAGCAGTACCTTCTTTTCAGAAGCCGTCAGGAATACCGGCGGCTTCTGCGCCAGCCTTTTCATGCGAACGGATCGGGCCGGGTTTTCAAATGTAAGCCCGGCATCCGTTGTCCATGCAAACAATGAACGGACCGCCGCTTTCAAACGGTGGATCGATGCCGGTGACCTTGTTCCCGAGTTCGTGGTCAAAAGCTGCGGTGAGGATAGAGCCCGATCCAGCAGACCGGGTGTCACATCTTGGCAGCAGAGTCCGAGCTGGAAGGATTCGGCCACACAGGCCACCAGTCGCAGATCCCGCCGGTATGCGGTCACTGTCCCTGCTGCTTTGTTTTCGGCCGACAAGTGGGCACAGAATCGCTCTATGGCCGCTTCCAGTCGATCACTGCTGTTCGGCATCGGTCACCTCCGTCTGCTTGCTGTGTCCCATCGGGGTGCTTTTGGGCAGCGGGAGCTCATCGATAAAACCGGACTCCTTGGCCCAGACAAGCATCATCCGAAAGACCCGGATGGTCTTGGCAACGGTTCTCTCGGCCCGGGCATTACCATTTCCGAGTTTCAGAAGCGTATCGCATTTGAGGAACTTCCCAACCTGAGTGATTCTCAACTCCTGAAGCATCTTGTTCTTGCCGAAGTATCCCTCGATGAGGTCGAGGTCCTTCCGGTAGGTGTAGAGCGTGCGCTCCTTTTTGCCGTTGTCCCGAAGATGGTTGATGAAGGCGGCAGTGGTTTCATGAATGGTCATCTCTGTCATGGCATTAACTCCTTTGTTTGTGAAGCCGGTTCCTTAACCCAGAAACTCATCGATCTGCTGGAGCAGCTCTTCGACGTGCCCGAGCGATCCCACGTGAGCCCAGTTGATATTCGCCTGCCCGGCATCTGCGGCCAGCTTCTTCTGAATCCGCTGGATGTACTCAGCAATGTTGTCCTGGCGCTTTTTGTAGGCGGTTCTGGCGTCGTCACTGTTTTTTACCTGTTTCATGGGTCGTCTCCTGCTTCGGTTTATGGTTCTGCGGGACCGTCCCGCGTCATGTCCAATGACGCTTATATCCTCTTGGAAATCAAGTGTTTGCAGAGATTTTTCTGCATTAATAAAACAACCCTAAATCAAAGGAGCGCAACATGTTAAAGAAAGCACTCGAATGGGTAATCCCATTGACGCTGGCCGGTATGGTTGCTGGCTGCGCCACGTACAGACCGCCTGAGCAGATTCAGTCGGCCACATCCACCCTGAACCGCTACACCCCGGAATATGTCCGGGAAGCAAATAAGGCTCTGGTTGAATACAACCACCCGGATGCGGAGCGTTTGGTCGGAATCGGGCTGCGTCTGCAGAAAGCCATTGATTCACTGGATAACTGGGCGAACACAAATCCGGAGGACAATGAACAATGAAAGAAATACTCGAACAAAACAGCGAAGCGATCCGGGAAGCAGGTCAGGCATTGGTCGACATCGGCTCTGAACTGGCGGCCGGTCGCATAGACGACGCTTTCGAGCGTATGGAAGCCGCTCAGCAAAAATACATTGAATGGCAGGAACTTGATCAGGCCATACTGGATATCGAGGAAGCTGTCGCCAACAGGACGAACACATTGGCGGTTCAACAGATCCTCACAGAGCTAGTCTCATCCGTTCTTGGGGTTGCCATCCGCAAAGGAATGAATTGATGGGTGTCTCTGATAAGGAGCGCAGGCTGGCTGAAACACTCCGTGACCCGGTCTTGTGGGGACAGGCGTATCTCTACAACCGGGACGGTTCGGTACGGTCATACTGGGGGCACCAGAAGGAAGACCTCAGGTGTTCCCATAAAAACATTGTCCACCTCGATGGTCGTGACGTTGGCAAGTCGATTGTGCTTTCGACAGATGCACTGCACTATGCCTTCACGACTCGAGGTGGGAGGGGTTTGATTGCTGCTCCTCATCAGGGACATCTCGATACAGTTATCGAGGAAATAGAGTACCAGCTGGACCACAATGAAGATTTGATGAACAGCATTGCTCTCTCGAAATACGGCAAACCTAAAATTACCCGGAAGCCATACTTCCGGCTGGAGTTTACCAATGGCTCGGTGATCTATTTCCGTCCGGCCGGTGCGTATGGCGATGCATTCCGCTCACTTCATGTGGACCGAGTCTGGGTAGATGAAGGCGCGTGGCTTTCCGAGCGTGCATGGAAGGCGCTCAGGCAATGCCTGAAAACAGGTGGCCGCCTGAAAATCTACTCCACTCCCAACGGTCTGCGAAACACGACTTACTATCGACTGACCATGTCGGAACAGTTCAAGGTGTTCCGCTGGGCCTCTTGGTTCAATCCATTCTGGACTGACGAACGTGAATCAGAGCTGCTGGAATTTTATGGAGGCAAAGACACCTCCGGCTGGCAGCATGAGGTTGCCGGAGAACACGGGAAGCCTTCCTATGGAACGTTCAATGTCGAGCAGTTCAATCTCTGCCGACAGGAATTGCTGGAATATCAGAAGGTCACCATTACCGATACCGAGCTACGCGATTGTGAGACGGAGGAAGCCGCCTATGACCGGCTCGAACTGCTGCTCAACCTCACTCCTCGCACCGGGCTGTTCTGGATCGGTGGCGATCTTGGATATACAAATGACCCAACCGAGCTGGTTGTTTTTCAGGAAGCCGAGGTGGGTGATCGCAGTTTCCTGAAACTTATCCTGCGGATTCATATGGAGCATGTGTCGTATCCGCATATTGCCCAGACCATAGCGCTGCTTGAACGCTATTTCACCCCGGCTGGTATTGGCGTGGACAATGGCGGTAACGGTCTGGCCGTGGTTCAGGAACTGCTGACCCTCGACAAATACAAAGAGCTGGAACTTGAAGGCAGATTGAAAGGCTTTGACTTCGGCGGCATGACCCGGCTCACCGTCCGCGACGGCAAGGAAATCAAAAAGCGTACAAAGGAATTGATGACCAGCCTGATCAACGGTTCCCTTCAGCGCAAACAGATCATCTTCCCCTCAGACGATTTGGAAATCGAGGACCAGTTCACCACCCAGACCTACACCCTGCGGGACGGCAAGATTATCTACTCCAAAGGGAACGACCACATCATCGACGCGGTTCGCTGTGCCATGCTTATTCGGGAGCAAGGCAACCTCGATTTTGCCGGTGAAGAGACCGTGTATCTCAAACCGGTCCTGACCAACCCGGTCTTTATTTAACCCGCCTTTCCGACGCTTTCCCCCTCCATCCGGTAAGTAACCCCAGTGTTGCCGTGTTCTCCCCACAGCGGGGAGATGTGCGGCCGTTAAACCGGAAATAACCCCGAGAGGATGACGTGGATACAAACGCCCAGCCAGATACCGAGCAGCCGGAAAACGAATCCAATGGATACGCTATTGTCCCCATGGCCGCTGCCGCTGCCCTCGATGCGTCAGCTTTCAGCAAGGTCAACGCGACGGATGCCGTCCCGGCCACATGGGAGGAGCGAGCCAGAAAGGCGTGGGAATACTACGTCGAAGAGCCGCTGGTAAAGAACTGTGTCAACTCATGGCGCACGTTTGCGGTTGGAGATGAAATCAAAATGACCAGCGATGATGAAACGCTGAAAAACGATGCGGTCAGTGCCGCATGGAGACTCGATGTCTCCGAATTCATAAAAGATATGATCCTCCAACTGCTGGTCAAAGGAGATGCTGTTGGATTCAAGCGATATGCAGCTTCCGGTCAGGACATCGAGGAAGTGGTATGTGTCAATCCGGTTTCCGTGAAGGTGAAATATGCTCAGGGCGAACTTATCGAAGCCATGCAATATGCTGAGGATTCAGGGTCTGCCAGTGATCCGATCGACATTCCGGTTGATCAGGTCATCCATTTGAAATGGGACGCCCCGGGTTTCTCACCACGAGGAAACTCACTGGTACTGCCCGCGTTTCAGTCCATTGAACTGCTGCGTGATTACCGTCGCGCCGAACAGGCCATTGCAAAGCGCTGGGCGACTCCCTTCCGACTCCTCAAAGTGGGCGGCGCGTTCGGTCAAAAGATGGTGATGCCCGACCAGCGGATGCTGGAACAGGTCCGCGACATGGTCAACAAGATGGACATGAAGAGCGGCCTCGTGGTTCCGTTTTACGTGAATGTGGAAACCCACGGAACGGATGGCCAGGTACTCAACGTCGAGGACAAGGTCAAGGAGGTCAAAGAAGACATTGTGGTGGCTCTCGGCCTCTCACGATCCTTGGTGACCGGAGACGGTCCTAACTTTGCCACAGCTTCTGTGAGCATGCAGAAAATGATGGTCATGATCCGGGAGATCAAACAGGCCGCACGAAAACTGCTCGACTGGATCTTCGATGACTGGATGGAACTGAAAGGCCACAGCGACAAGTCCCTGCAATTCATCTTCAATGACCTTGATCCGAGTGATGCCGTTGATTTCAAGAAACTGCTCATCGAGCTGTATGATCGCAAACTGATCAGCCGTTCCAGCTTGCAGCTCAAGATGGATCTGGACCCGGACATCGAAGCCGCAAATCGTGAGACCGAGCGTAAGAACATCGACCTGATGGATGAAAAACAGGTGAAGCCGATCGTCGATATGGTGGTGTCGGGAATCATGAGTGTTCCCAGCGCCAGAAAGATGCTCGGTATTCCCGCTGACGGTAACGATCTCGATACCGAGGCCCACCATCACTATTCCGAGGAAATGGAAGCAACGGCGGCAACCTCCTTATGCGATGAATGCAGCCACTTCAATCCAGATTCCAACCGCTGCCGAGTACACAACACCGAGCGCACCTTCGATTCCCCGGCCTGCCGATTTATTGACCGCCGGGAATCCTGATCATGCCTTCTGATCTCAAAGAACGCATTCAGGCAGCAACACTCAAGAGCCTGAAATCCCGAAATCGCTACAACGATTCCATTACAGCGCAACTGACTCAGTCTCTCAACAAGGCTGAACAGGAAGTTGCGCAGGCCATTTTGAAATATCGCACTCTCGGCTCTTTGCCGGACAACAAGCTGGCAGCTTTGAAAGGTCTGGAAAAGCTGCAAGGCGAGCTGGATGATGTTTTGCGCCAGTTAAAGCGGAACCAGACGCTTGTTTTCCGCAAAAGCACCAAGGACGCCTTCAAGGGCGGCATCGCTCAGGGCATTACCGAACTGACATCCGCGTCACTGCCATTCTATGCCGACCTGAAGCCTGAAGGTATCGATAAACTGGCCACCAAGGTGTTCTCCATAGTCGATACCAATGCCCTCGACTTCATGACGCAATACAATCTGACGCTTGCCGGGGATGTTCACCGTGAACTGTCGGATGGGATAAAGAGAACGATCCTGAGCGGTATAGCCACGGGTAAAGGTGCGGATGATATTGTCCGCGACCTTGGCAAGGTCATCATCGATAAGGACTCCTTCAGGCAGGCTGGCAGCCGAGTGTTCAGCAAGGCTCAGTACCGCATGGAAATGATTGCCCGGACTGAGGTGTTACGGGCACACAACATGGGGCGGCTTAAATTTCATGAGCGCGTCGGCGTTCAGAAGCTTGAATGGATGGCCATGAATGACGAGAGAACCTGTCCGGTATGTGGTCCTCTCGACGGTAAGACATTTCCCATCGATAAATTCCCGCAACAGCCAGCGCATCCCCATTGCCGTTGTACAAATATTGTCGCGTGGCCCATGAGCATTTGTGGTTCCGATCTGTCTGCACAGGCGGCACCCAAGGCTTCACAGGGCGATGCCTGTATACTGCCCCCGCATGCGTTGGAAGGAATGGCGGATGCGCAGGCAAAAGAGAGCATCAAACTGAAGGAGGCATTTGAGAACGGAAGCGCCGATGACCTTACAGCACTCACCGTAAAGCAGCTCCAGACCCTCTCAAAAGAGAACGGCATTTCCATTGCCCGCACCAAAGCCGACTTCATCAAACTACTCGATCAGGCAGAACCGGGCATTGACCACAGCACGCTTTCAGGGGCCGGACTGAAGGCAAAGCTCAAGGAACACAAAATCGGTCTGCTCCGGACAAAGGAAGACCTGATCGGGCTGTTGGCTCAAAAGCAGGCTGAACTCAAACAGGCAAAACTCATTGCCCAGCAGATGTCCAAACTTCCACAGGTGGAAGGACTCGAGGGTATGCCGGTATCCCAGCTTAAAGAAATGGCCAAAAACAACGGCATTTCCCTGAATATGACCAAACAGGAGACCATCAAATTGCTGGACAAGCTCGAGCCGGGAATTGACCACACATCCCTGAAAGGAAAGGAACTGCTGGCAAAGAAAAAGCAGTACGGAATCGGCATCCTGAAGAATAAACAACAGCTCGTTGATGCACTGCAGAAAAAAGCCGGAACGGATCTGGCTGAATCAGCCAAAAAGATAGCGGCGGATGAAGCAAAACAGCTCCTGGTGAAAAAACAGAAAGAGCTGGTCGAAAAGGCTGCGGCCGGAGTTCAGCTTCCGGAATCACCGCTGGATTACAGCAATTTTATCAGCCAGATCTCCGATGCAGAAAAAGCTCTGGCATCGGCCAAAGATCTGCCTCAGGAACTGCTTGTCGGGCACGCCAAGGAAATTGCTCTGAAAAAGCAGCTTTTTCAGGATCAGATTGCCAAACTCAAATCGTCGGAACTCAAATCCATTGCCAAGGAGACACAGCTGAAACACTGGCAATGGGCAAGCAAGGACGATCTCGTCACGCTCTTTACCGAAACCGATCCGGGAAAGATCGGAGAAGCGCAATCGAATATCGAGAGCAAATGGCAGAAATGGGCTGAAAAGCACGGTGGCAAAAAGGCGAAGCCATCTCCTGTAAAGGAAAAAAAAGAACCACCTAAGCCACCTGTTGAACCCAAAACCAAACCGCCGTCCTTTGTCCAGAAAGGCTCTGAGTTTGAAAGCGCCGATCAGAAATGGAATGAAAAATCCGCAGCCGGGAAATTCAATAAGTCCGGCAAGGCGAATGTCGGCGGAGCACATGAAAAAGAGTTTTGGACCGATGAAAATGGCGACAAATGGCTGTTCAAACCAGCCAGCAACTCCAAGGACAATTTTATCGCCCAAGGAGAAGAAGCCGCATACAAGATCGGTCGGCTGATTGACCCGGACGCAATCGAAGTGAGGACCATCCAGCTGAACGGCAGAACAGGTTCCATCCAAAAGTGGCGAACGGATCTGAAGTCAGAAATCGATTTCAAAAACATACTGCCGGAGAATCTGACCACCGTTGAGATCGAACAGCTACAGCGTGAGCATGTCATCGACTGGCTTGTCGCTAATCATGATGGACACTCAAAGCAGTTTATCCGGGGAAGAAATGGTCATGTCTATGGCATTGACAAGGGGCAGGCTTTCAAGCATCTCGGGAAAGATCGCCTTTCTCTGGATTATCATCCCAACAGCGCCTTTGGCGAAGAGGAGCCTTTTTACAACAAGGTCTTCAGGGCGGCCAAGGAAGGCAAGGTCAACTTCGATCCTCAGGGCTCCCTGAAATACATTCAGGAAGTCGAAAAAATATCCGACGAGGCTTATCTCGATATCATCCGGCCATATGCCGAGGGGCGCTTTGGAAAAGACAAAATCGGGCTGGATAAATTCTATGAGCAGACACTTCAACGAAAACATGATCTGCGGAATGATTTCGAGCGATACTACGGAGAGGTTTTAGGCCGGAAAGACTTCAGGTTCTCGTCACTGCAGGCCAAGCCCGGGATAAAGAAGCTGCTGCAGGAAGCGGATGAAAGAATCATCGATGATGCCGGAAAACTTGGATGGCAGGGAAAAACCCTGCCATTTGACAGTGGTGATGTCGAAGATCAGAACGCCCTCATATTTACAGAATCCTTCAAAGGTAAGCAGCGCACAGTTGTTAAAATGAAGATCCGGCCGGATACGGATTCTAAAATCACGGACCTGCTTCGGGAACAGCTGGACCTTGTTGAAATTAAAAAAGGCCAGCCCCTGGAGGAAGACACCTTTTTCCCGACCATTCTGGATGCAGTGAAAAACGTAAACTTCCATGTCGGCGATGGGAACTATAACCGGACAAAATTGGGAAAAGCCGAACAACTGAGAACCCGACTGCTTGTGCTCGCCCGAAGCAAAGATCCGGAAATCAAAAAGATGGCTGACGGCTATATCAAATGGCTGGATGAAATCAAAGAAGCGGTCGACTGGGACCGTGCAACCAACGGTGTCTTAGAGCAGTATCTCCCAGAACTGCCGAAAACGGCCAAGCCCAAGAAGCCTGATTTCAAGGTCACTAAAGGCAAGGTCACTCACACCAAGAGGCGGATCAGCAGCGGCAAGATAACCGTCGAGATGGATGACATCGATAATTATGCCATGTTCAATCGTGACTCGAGGATGCAGGACGGCCTTCAATTCACCGCTGAATTTGATGACGGCACGCGTCTGAAATACCGCCCATGGGATAATTCAAACCTTTATGCCCAGCGGGGCGAGCTGGAGATCGTGGTCGACGGTGATGCCAGTGGCAAGAAGGTCGAAGCCCTGATGACCAAACTGGAGAAACTCGGGATAGATGCGCGGGTTTCTTCCCCCGAAAATGCCGAGCAGATGTATCTGGAAAAAATGGCGTACATTCGAAAAGTGGATCACACCGCTGAATACAAGCGGCTTCAAAAAAGGCTCGACGATCGCGATGCATCCGTAAATGAGCGGGTGCAGACGCTCCGTGGTTTCTGGCAGAAGGAACTGAATGTCGAGGACCTTACCAAGCTGCCGGATTACGACCCCATGGGAGCGTATCAGGCCGGATTTCTCGATCGTGGTTTGAAAGGTGGGTATCGACACCAATACCGGTTCGATATCACTGAGGAGGATCTGGAAAAGAAAATGAAGGATTACTCTCTGGTCCATCGCTTGACCAATAGCGAAGGTATGTCTGATTTTGTTGAAACCATTCTTGAAAACAATGGCGCAATGGCCAGCACCGTAGAAAAAATGCGAATGGGTATCCCTCCAGGCGGTATGTCACCGGTAGCGGATATGCAAAGCGGTGGTGCCAGTTATTTCTTCACACGTATCCAGAAAAATCCAAGTCGTGATGCTTCTCCGGCGCTCTATTTCAAAAAGAGCATGCTACGGCGCATGGATGCTATCAGTTACGGCCATGACGCCTATGGCAAAGTAGTGGATGATTACGTCCGGAAGAATCGTGGAAACAATATCGATGACTGGAAAAAGTTTTCGGGCAAAAGCAGCAATGAAACCATCTTCAAGTATTCAGTAACACTGCTGGACAACATTGAATATATCGTGGCCAATTCGGCTTCCGAACGGCAGAAAATTATCAAGAGCTTCACATCCCGTGGGATCAAGAAACTTCCTGACGGCCGTAAGGTGGAAGACATCATTCATACGTCAAGCACATGGAATGAGAGGAAATAATATGGAGAAAATAATCGCAGCGGAAAAAGCCCGAATCCAGAAACTGCTTCATTGGTTCAATGAGCGTGGCTGCCGGTTGCAAATCCGGGAACATGGCGGTGAGAACTTCATCGACACCATTTCCGCAGAACTCAGGGTGACACTGATTGCACCGCATTTTGATGCCGCTGGGAAAATCATCCGAACAGATTTCTGGCTGTTATGGAAGGAACTCGGCTATCAGGAAGGCTTCAATTACAGCCACACAATCAAGGTCGTTCATGTGTCCGTAGATGACGCGCTGACAGCGCAATCAGAGGGAAGTGAAATCAACGCATGGCTGATTGTGGAGCTGACCGACGATCTGGACCGCATTTATCATCTTGAAATGATCGAGCCCGTTTCCGAACCGGCTCATGCAAAACAATGGGAAACATGGCTGGCATTCAGAAAAGACAATCGGGATATGTTCCTGCGCATGGATTCAGAGATTCTTGCTGAACACATCAAAATTGCGGAGGGCTGGGAATGAAGCTGAGATACATGATCGATTCCATCCTTGTTGATCCGAAAGCGGCGGTGCCGGAATATCTGCCTGTAGGTGTTTGGGTACAAGGTCCCGGCCCGGGCATCGATATTGAGATGTTCTATCCGGACTCCAGCCGAAATGACATTCAGGATCGTCATGAACAGGCTGATTGGGTCATCAACCGTCTGGTTGAGAATGGAGTTACAACACTCCCTGATGATTTTCTGGAGTATCATCGCCAGAGCCGATCTCCTTATGACGGCGCTTTTTCCGAAGTGGTCGAGACAGAGGAATACCCGTCCATAACCGCCTGTGGTCTTGCCGTTTTATGGTCTTTGAAGATTCCCGCCTAAAAAAGCAGACGCCTTTCCGACACATTTCAAAGCCTTCCGGTAAGTAATCGCTGAAACCTCCCACTCGCCCGGTGCGATCGGGGCAAATAACAGTGATTGAACCGGAGAATTTAATGGAAATGTTTGCCACTGACCTGGAAAGGCTGGCGTTCCTCCTTGAGGCAGATGCGGCGCTCGCAATCGATCCCGACGAGATCGGGACCAATGCAGCCGAACAGAAGGCTCCTGAAGAGCAGCCCCCGGAGAAACGCCCCAAGTACATCACCAACTACATCGGCAGCAAACAGAAGCTGGTCGACTGGATCTGGCGTAACACCCCGGACGGAGTTTCCTCTGTTCTGGATGCCTTTTCCGGGTCGGCCGTTGTTGCTTACATGTACAAATCCAAAGGGCTGCGAGTTTTTGCCAATGACCGTCTTCGCTACAGTCATCACGCAGCCAAAGCCATCGTCGAGAACAGTTCGACACGACTTTCCGAAGCCGAGATTGACAAGCTGCTGGCTGACAACCCAAAAGCGAAAACCTTTGTACAGGATAATTTTAAAGGGATTTTCTTTGCCAAAGGCGTCCACTCTCTTATCGATTCCCTGAGAGCCAATTGTGACGACTTGTCCGGCTATAAAAAGGACATTGCTCTGTTTGCTCTTGGGAAAACCTGCATGAGCGGCAAAGGCGGATTCGGCCACTTCTCGTCCTCCACTGATTACGGCAAGCGTCAGGACACACCTGATGAATTCAAAAAACGCCTGAAGGCCAATATCGAGCGGATCAACGCCCTGATATTCGACAACGACAAAGAGAACAAAGCCTATCGCGGGGATGTTAACGAGATCCTTCCCAAGGTGAAGGCTGACCTCGCGTACTTTGACCCGCCTTATGCAACCGAGTTTTCGACCACCAATTATGAAAAAGCCTATCATTTCGTCGAAGGACTGATGACGTATTGGGACGGTCTGACCATCAAAACGGATACCAAGGTCAAAAACTATGAAACCAGCCATGTGACTGTCACCAAGGGCAACGCCTCCGACTTCTTTCAGGAATTTCTCGGCAATGCCACACATATCCCGCACTGGCTCATTTCTTACCGTGATCATGCCTATCCGAACG